CAACCTAAAACTGGTATTGAGTCTTTAGCTGAAACACTTGCTGCTGTAAATCCTAATCTTCAGAAGTTTATTGGTACTAAGATTGAACAAGAAGTAGAAAAAGAAAAACAAGAAGGAGTAAAAATAGCGATAGATCAAGTTTTAGCCGAAGGTGATCTTACTTCTGCTGTTAATAAAATAAGAAAACAAGACGGAGACAAAGCAGCAAGACAACTTGTTGGTGGCAGTATCTTTGCTGATAGAGCTTATAAAACTACTGTATCTTCTTTATATAGTTCTCAACTAAATAGTATTTTACAAAATGATTATGATGATCATAAAGTTGATACCATAGATTCACAAGGTAATGTAATTCAAAAAAGCCTTAGAGAATTTTCTCCTAACTCACCAGAGTTTCAATCTTGGCTAAACAATATTACAAAAATACAATCAGATAAAATTTTTGATTTAGGTGGAGAAATTGATACTGAAGAATTCACCACCAACATTACAAATTCAATAGTAAAGATTAATGAAGTTGCGACAGAAAAACATAATGAATTTAAAGTTGAAAGGATTAAAAATCTTAGTGTTGATTACTTAAATAAAGCTTCACAAGATTGGTTAGATGGTAATCGTGAAGAATCTAAAATACACATAACTAAATTTATAAATGAAACAAGAAAACTTGGACTAACTGGTGGTGATGCTACAGATATTTATAATGGGCTTGTTGAAAGCATTGCAAATGTTGGTCAATATTATGTGACAACTGCTGATGTTGAAGCTTTAGATGATATTGATGATTTAATAATAGGTATTGGAAAATCTATACCTTATGGAAATAACAACGGAAATTTAACACAACATCCTTTATGGCAAGAAAAAATAGAACCAGTTTTAGATAGTTTAGAAGATGAGATTTTTCAAGAATATACACAAGGACCAAAGATAGATAAGTTTAAAAGAACCCAACAACTACAAAATAAATTAAAAGAAGTTAATTTATTACCTATAGATACTCCAGAACAAAGAGCTTTATACAAACAAGAAATTACTAAATTAAAAAACAATAGAGAATTTAGTGATTTAAATGATATTTTTAAAAGTAATAATTATCCTTTTATTGAAGATTTTACTGCTGAAATTTTAAACATAAGAACTTCTATGAAGCTTCGTAGCTATAGAGATAATGAAAGTCCTTTGGAAGATTTAGCAGCAATAAAAAATAAAATTGTTGATTTAGGTATAACCGATAATGGAATACTTACTGATCTAAATCAAGCAGTTGGTATAGCTAGTGAATATAAATCTATCTATGACATTTTTGATAATAAATCCAAAAAACTTTTTGATGATATAAAAGAGTTTTACAGATCAAAAAGTAAAAGATCAGGTCTTGGTACAGTCACCATGAATGGAATTACATTTGACCTCGGTGGAGGTCTTGATAGTGATTCTCTCACAGAGAAATATAATACTGAACAAGAGATTGATCAGAATTTTGAGGATTGGATTAAAGAAAATTATTATCAAACAAAAGATGGTAAACAGATTGGAGGACCATCAGAAGCAAATATTAAAGAATGGCTAACTGATGAAAGAAAAAGAGTAGAAAAAGAGGTATTTGGATTTAAAACAGAAAACGAACAAATGATAGATGAAATTAAAAATAGACCAGCGAATCAAAGAAGAGGAGTAGGTTTTGGTAGGGAAGATGAGACTGAATCACAAGAAGAGACACCAGGACAAGGCAATACTAGATTTGAAGTTAGTCAAAACAACCAAAATCTAACTGAACAATTACAAAATATTTTACAACAACTAACAGGGGGTGGTTTGCCAGTAACAGCAGGTGGTTTAGAAGGAAAACCTAGATCTTATACAGTTCAATCAGGAGACACTTTAGAAACTATTGCAAATGAATTTGGTGTTGAATTAGATGATCTCGTTACGATTAATAAAATAAAAGATCGTAATTTTATTAGAGAAGGTCAACCATTAACCATACCTGCACCTCGACCTAGATTTATAGACAAATACAGAGATAAGCCAGTACCTGACTTTGGTGGCTTGGCAAAACTTATTATAAGTGGTGAGTCAGCAGGTCATGGTAGTTATAACGCTTTTAATAAGGGTACAACTGCTTCAGCAGGCAAGATGGATATAACCAGTAAAACAATAGCTGAAATGAAGAAGATGCAAGCTGATGGTACTGTTAATGCTGTAGGTGCTTATCAATTTACTAAAGGTGTTTTAGAAGAAGCTAGAGAAGTAGCAGGTATTGCTGAAGATGCAATAATGACACCTGCTGTACAAGATAGATTATTGTGGGCAATGCTAACTGGTGGTAAGAAGAAACCAGATTTGTCAGATTATTTGCTTGGCAGAAGTGATGACCTAAGAAAAGCACATCAAGACTTAGCTAATGAATTTGCAGCCTTGGAAGGTCCAGATGGTAAGGGTATGCATGATGATGATAAAGCTGGTAATCTTGCAACAGTAAAGGCAGCAGTCGTAAAAGCTGCCTTGATCAAAGCTCGTGAACAAATTCTTAAAGAATTAAGATGACAGATTCTAATCTCTCCCCAGAAAACGAAAAACTAAAAAATACTGGTATTAAAGATATACCAAGAGTACTTAAAGAAAAGTTATTTAATAATACTGGAGCAATAATGTTTCCAGAACAAATACAATCAAAAACGGTAGCAGATTATGAAAGAAATATAGAAAACGTACTAAGACCAAAAGGACAGAAAGATGATCAGTTGCTTAGAGGTGCGTTATCAGGAGGCTTTGATTTAACAGAAAATGCTATTAATTTTGCTGGTCGTGCTATTGGTACTTTAAGTGGTAACAAATACACAGCTAAAGATTATTTTGACAATGAAGCTCTTGGTGTATATATACCAGAAGAAGATGAGGATAGTTTTACTTATAACCTATCAAAATTTGGTGTGCAGTATGGTGTTCCATATACAACAGCTTTTAAATTTTTAGGTTCAATAGGTTTATCGAATTTTGTTTGGAGAGATGTTATTGCTGGTGGTACTACTGCATCAGTTTTCTTCGATACTTTTGACAAAAACCTTTCTAACTATATACAAGACACACCTTTAGCTAACCCAGTAACAAAACTACTATCAGCAAAATCAGAAGAAGAATCTAATGTAGCTGCTGAAACAATAAAAAAATTTATTGAAGGTGGTGTAACTCAAAAGATAGTAAACAAAACTTTTGATGCAGCATTAAACCCTCAAAAAGTCGCAGATGCTTTTGTAGATGTTGTCAAAACTTTTAAAAAAGCACCAAAAGTAGCAGACGATTTAATATTTAATTTAAGGCAATCAAGATTTAATAAGTTCGAGAATATTAGAAAGTTTAATGGTATGGATGAAGCTCTTAGTAAGAGTGATGATCTAGTCGATATAGCACCAGTAGCAGATGATGTAGTAACTAAAACACCTACACAAATAGATTTACCTGACACTAGAGGTCAAGGTAAGTTTTATCATGGTGCTGCTAATGAAGTAAACCTTGTAGAAGGTGGTGAGTTTGGTAAAGCTGTAGAAAATCTTTATGGAGATGGTTTCTATGTAACAGAAGATTTAGTTACTGCTGCTAAATATCGAAAGAAAAACAGAGTGAAAGGAGAAAAACCTAGTGGTATTGTTTATGAAATTACTGAAAAACAACCTGTTAAGTTTTTTGATTTAGATGCACCTGCAAGTCCTGAGAAGATTGAACAAATAAGAAGAATATTTAGTTTTGATGAAGATACTCTTGGTGATTATGCAGATATAATTGATAGAGTATTAGACGATGTAGGACCAAATCCAAGTATTGGCAAAATATATGATGAAATAAAACTTTATTCTAATAGTCGTGGAAAAAGTGCTAATACTACAGCAGATATATTTTCTTCTTTTACTGAAGAATTACAGAGAGAAGGTTTTGGTGGATTAACGCATCAAGGAGGAAAGAAGGCAGGTAAAGGTAAAAGACTACATCAAGTAAGAATATACTTTGATCCAGCTAATTCCTTAGAAATAAATAAAGTTGATTTAGATAAATTAGAAACAGTTGCTGGTGATACTGTTCTTGTTCCAAGAAAAAAAATAAGAAGCAAAAAAGGTAAACAGAAATTTCAAACTACTGATGAACGTGTAGGTCTTGAGGGTAGAAACTTTGATATTTTTAGTGATGATCCTAAAGAAGTTGCAAAGATAAAAGCAGCTTACGAAGAAGAACAAACTAAATATTATCCAAAATATTTAAATATAGTTACTGACGATATGCTAATTGAAGATGCAGATGACTATTTAGAACCAGAAGTAATACAAGCAATTACACAATTTGCAGATAAATATGGTTTAAAATTACCTGTTCTTATGGCTGCTACTGTTAGAAGAATTACTGGTCTTGCTGTAAATTTAAGTGATAACGCTGCTCTAATAAAAACTCTACCAATCGGTTCACAAGAAGCAAATATTTTAAAACAAAAACTTACTTTACAAACAATAAGTTTTTATAAAATGATTAAAGGTGACAGTAAGTTTGGTACAGTTATAGGTCGAACTTTAAGAGCAAGACAATTAGCAAATGCTAAAAATCCAGTAACAGGTCAAACACCAGGAGAAGTTACTGCAAGCAACATAGAAGCAAGAAGAGCAGAAGATTTAAAAGGTGGTGGATCTGAAATTATTAGAGATGTAGCTGAAGATATAGATAACACTTTTAAAAGTTTGGAGTTTTCACAAGAAGATGTACTTAAAGCTTTAGAAGAAGATAGATTTGAAGACTTTGCTGATTTTGCAAGTAAATTAGCTGCTGCACATGGAGATCCATTTGTACTACAAAAGTTAGTCAAAGAAAGTATTGGAATGAAAGGTTTGAAGATAGGCAACGAAGTCTTTCTGAACGGTATTTTATCTAACCCTGCTACTCATATAAGAAATACTCTTGGCACTATGGTAAATGTTGTTACAGGACCAGCGGATTTATTAATAGGTTCTTCAACAAGGCAAGATTTACTTAGAGGCCAATTTGTTGATCCCATTCTATTTAGACGAGCTATGGCAGAGTTCGCTATGTTTAAACAAGCTCAAAGTGATGCTCTTAAACTTGCTGGTCAGGCATTTAAAGAAAATAGAAATATTTTAGACAGGTCAAGAATGATAGTTGATTCTGGTAATGATCCTACTCAGAGATTTGCTATACAAAAACGAGGTGGTACTTTTGATGGTGAAGGGTTACAAAAAATAAAAAATGGCAAAGATATAGCACAATATTTAAGAAGAGGTCTTGTTCCTGATTTAGTAAATAGTTTTGGTACTATTAACAATGCTCCTTTAAGAGCTTTAATAGCAGAAGATGAATATAATAAACAACTTGCTTTTAGAATGTTTTTAAAAGGTGAATTAGTAGAAGACGGACTTAGAAAAGGATTAACTGGTAAAGCTTTTGATGACTATGTAGATAAAAGTTTTGAACTAGGTGTTAATTGGATAGCTAAAAAAGGTTCGGAACTTGATCTAGCATTAAAAGAAATACAAGAATTTAAACCATTTATAGGTCCTAATGGAGAACAGGTAGCAGTAGGAGAAGATTTATTTTTAAAGATTAGAGATTCTCTTGATTATGCTGCTGACCGCACATTCACAACAAAAATAGATAATAAATTAGTAAATGCTTTAAAACATCCAGGATGGAAACCTGTTTTACCTTTTATAAATTCACCTTTAAATATTCAACAAACTCTTTT